CCCCACCAAGGCCAAGGCCAAGGCCAAGGCCAAGGCCCCCGCCCCCACCGTGCCCATGTGTAACAAGGTAGCGTTGCCCCTGCCCACTGGCCCCTTGCTTGTGGTGGGCAAGCTGCCCCCGGTAAACCCCAATAGCCACCGCGCCTATGCACAAGCCACCATACACGCCCTTGCAGGTGCCTTGCCGCGCGGGTTTGCCACAAACCAGTTGCGCGCGGCCTTGGTGCTTAACGTGTTGCCGCTGGCCCACCCCCAGCACAATGTTGCGCCACCCACCCACGGGTGGGCCAAGCACAATATGGCAACATGGGTACAAGGGCAAGGCTGGTGCAAGCCTGCCTAGGCGCAAAGGGGTGTTGCCTTAGGGCAACACCCCACCCCACCCCACCCATGGCAATTTTGCAACACCCTGCAAGGCGCGCCCTCGGTCCACCCCCCTCCCCGAACAACATTCATCCTATTACGATCCCCGATCCCACGATAAGAATCGCACGATCCAAAAAACCAGGAAAAATCCCCCAACTATAAGCGATCCATACAAACACCACTTGCCAGAACCCCCACACTGATATACTATTTCGCCAATGAACGATCACCCATCAGTAATCAAACTAGCTGACACCTCCTCTAGCAACCTTCACTGGTCACCAGAAGAAGCACTCCAGATTCATTCCAAGATCATAGTCCTCATGACCGACCAATCCCCCCACCTCCCCGCCGACTCCACACCCTCCTTCTCTTGGGTTGCATCAAAGCTTGAAATGATCGGCCTGATCGAAGTCCACGAATGAACATTCAAACCCAAACTCAAACCCAAAAATACCCCGACAACGTAGTCTGGCGACCAATGAAGGGAGCCCAAGAGGCCTTTCTCTCTTCTGGGCCAATCTTCGAAGTGTTGTTTGAGGGAACTCGTGGTGGCGGAAAGACCGACTGTCTGCTGATGTCGTTCTGCATGTTCGTTGGCAAAGGATTCGGCTCTGGGTGGAAGGGCATTCTCTTTCGTCAGACGTATAAACAGCTTTCCGATGTCATCACGAAGACACAAAAGTGGATCCCACAAATATGGCCGGATGCGAAATATAATCAGAGCGAACACACATGGACATGGCCGACTGGAGAAAAACTACTTCTACGTCAGTTCGCCAAACCTGAAGATTACTGGAACTATCACGGTCACGAGTATCCATGGATCGGATGGGAAGAGTTGTGCAACTGGCCTTGGGACGACGGATACAAGAGAATGTTCTCGTGTTGTCGATCGTCTACCAAGGGAATGCCCCGTATGATCCGAGCCACGACCAATCCTTACGGTCCTGGGCACAACTGGGTGAAAATGAGATTCAAACCCAACACACTCAGCATGATCGTGCAAAAAGATCTGGTTGACGAAGATGGACTGAAACAGCCTCCGAGACTGAGCATTCACTCACACATCGATGAGAATATCGCCCTTCTTGAAGCTGATCCGGATTACAAGGCCAAGATCTCAGCGAGCGCACGAAACAAGGCCGAGCGAATGGCTTGGCTCGAGGGATCGTGGGACATCGTCGCGGGTGGAATGTTCGACGATGTATGGTCTCCACGGTGGAATGTGGTGCCGTCCTTCTCGCCTCCTCCGGACTGGCGTATTCAGCGCAGCTTTGACTGGGGATCGAGTAAGCCTTTCTCTGTTGGGTGGTGGACTATCTCGAATGGAGAAGATCTTGTATTCCCCGATGGACGAATCAGATCTACAATTCGCGGTGATATGTTTCGCATTCAGGAATGGTATGGTTCTACAGGGAAAGCAAACGAAGGACTGAGAATGCTCGCCTCCGATATCAGTCGCGGGATAGTCGAAAGAGAACTTCGCTGGGGCTATCGCATAGAATCAGACGATTGGTGTAGAGTGAAAGGCGGCGTCGCAGACTCACAGATCTTCGTAGCTGAGAATGGAAACTGCATCGCCACCGATATGAAAGTGAGAGTCCGTCTCGACGATGGATACAAATATCCCGGAGTAGTTTGGAGCGAAGCTGACAAGCGTCAAGGATCGAGAATCACAGGTTGGGATCAAATGCGTCGCATGTTGAGTAATGCTCATCCACCCATCCTAATCACAGACGATGGGTCCGAAAGATTCCTACCTCGAGAAAGGGCAGGACTCTTTGTTACTGACAACTGTCGTCATTTTCAGGAGTTAGTGCCCGTAATTCCACGTGATGAGAAGGAATTAGACGATGTGGACACTGATTCGGAAGACCATATCGCCGATGAAAGCCGCTATTTCGTCCGATCAGGAGGAATCTCTTCCTCTTCTGGGCAAGTGACCGGCACTCACTAGCATTTTCGCTTGCATTTCCAGCTAAAAAACATTAGGGTCACTCCATGGCAAACTCACTCGCTCAAAAACACCCAGATTACAGCGAATTCTTAGAGGATTGGACCCTCATGAGAGATTGTTGGCGGGGCGAGAGAAAGGTCAAGTCAAAATCCACAGAATATCTGCCAGCGACGACTGGTCATATCATGGATGGCTTTCCACAACAGACAACAATCGGCACTTCAGCTTATATGGCTTATCGCAAGCGGGCTCGCTTTCCTGGGTTCACCAAAGAAGCCATTCAAAAAGCCATCGGCATGATGCACTCACAGCCGCCGACGATCACTCTGCCTAAAGGACTTGAGAACATTCGATCGAGCCGTGGTGAGTCATTGCCGATGCTGCTTCGCCGGATCAATCTGGAACAACTTCTGACTGGACGTGTCGGCGTAATGGCTGATCTGCCTACATTCGGAGGCGACATTCCTTATCTGTCTACATATGCCGCTGAGCGAATCATCAACTGGGACGACGGTGAAATCGAAGCACTGGTTCCTCAAGTCATGAATCTCGTGGTGCTGGACGAATCTGAGAGCGTTCGCGAGGTCGGTTTTGACTGGACTCAGAAAGAGAAGTACCGCGTTCTTGTTCTTGGGTCCCTCGAAGCCAATGAAGGTCAAGCTGTCTATCGTCAAGGAGCGTTTGAAGAGCAATTCAATGAAGCTGGACTCATGGTTCCTCAATGGCGCGGAAACACCTTGAACGTGATTCCGTTCGTAATCATCAACAGCGGTGATCTTGTCAGCAGCCCAGAAGAGCCGCCGCTTCTCGATTTGGCAAATCTCTGCATGACGATTTATCGCAGTGATGCTGACTATCGCCAGAATCTGTTCATGCAGGGCCAAGACACTTTCGTAACGACCGGCGCAAATCTCGAAGAAGGCGACGCAATTCGTATGGGCGCTGGATCACGTCTTGACCTGCCCTTGAACGCGACCGCTGAATACGTCGGAGTGACCAGCCAAGGTTTGAGTGAACAGCGACAAGCTATCGAAAGACTTGAGGGTCGAGCAGGCTCAATGGGAGCCCAAATCATCGACAGTACCTCAAGAGAAAGAGAATCAGGAGATTCACTCTCTATTCGTGTTTCAGCCCGAACTGCTGATATGAATCAGATTGTCGACACATCTGCTGCTGGATTGGAATCGATTCTGAAGGTCTGTGCTGTATGGATTAATGAGAATCCTGATGAAGTCAGCGTCAAACCCAACAAGGAATTTGGCGAGGCTCCTCTCACCGGTCAGACTATGGTAGAGATCGCGACTGCCAAGAATCTTGGTTGGCCGATCAGTCAACGCTCAATGCACGAACTCAGTGTTCGGCGCAGAGTTACGGTTCGCTCTTATGAGGAAGAGCAGGAAGAGGCAAAGAAGGAGACGGGTTCTCCTTTCAAACTTCTGGAAAAAGACCAAAATACTCAGAACAATCCAAAAGACAACCAGACAAAGAAAAACACCGGGAATGGTCCCGAGTGAGATAGAAGGAGTAGGGTATGGACCCTCTTGAACTTGAATATGACGCTCTCGAGACTGTGCCGGAAGCTTTTCGTTCTCTCTATACCGAAAACAATGGCAAATTCGTTTTGACCGGAATCAACGGAATCAAAACCCAAGGCGACGTCGATCGCGTTATGGGTTCGCTCACCAAAGAGCGAAACGATCACAATTTGGTGAAAGTATCGCTGAAAGCATGGGGCGATTTGAAGCCCGATACTGTTCGCGCTGAATTGGATCGAATCGAAGAATACAAGGTCGCTGCTGCCGGAAAACTCGACGACGAAGGTATCAACAAGATCGTCACGAGCCGTCTGAATCAGCAAATTGCGCCGCTGAATCGCTCTCTCGAAGAATTGGGTGCAAATTTCGCGTTGTCTCAAGAAGAGAATAAAACGCTGAAATCGACCATGAACAGCCGCGATCGAAACGATGTCATTCGTGGTATTGCTGCCGAAATGAAGGCTCATGGCACAGCAATGCCAGACATCGAAATGGCCGCTTCGTTAATGCTCGAGAAAGCTGAAAACGGCCAGTGGATCGCGAAAGACGGAATCAGCAACATTACTCCTGGGCTCGACATCAGAGGCTGGCTCAAAGAGATGCAGAAACAGCGTCCTCACTGGTGGCCGGAATCTGCTGGTGGAGGTGCTGGTGGCGGCGGTAGTGGAACGTTCACCGGAGTAAATCCATTCACTACTGAAGGATGGAACATCACTCAACAGATGGCCATTGTTCGTGACAAAGGTACAGAAATCGCCGATCGTATGGCGAGGGCTGCTGGAACGACCGTCGGCGGTGCAAAACCTCGTCCGAAGACATAAAGAACTTGTCAAAAGCGTTTCGGTAGGGTAGTGTGAACTTGTGTTGCCCTGCCTTGGCTGCTCGACTTGAGCGGTGTGTGACATAGCCCTGTGGGATCCTCACCCCACAGGGCTTTTTCTTTTGTGTCACAACAAATACTCACTTGTCAACACCTACCTTCATAGGCTATGGTCTTTTTGTCGAAGACATGTGTCTTCATCTCGAGCGAACATGGGTTCGTCTCATTTCCCATAAATGCTCATCAAAGGATGAATTCCCATGGCAGTAGGTCCCACGACCCGGATCTCCGATCTTATCGTTCCCGAGGTCTTCACTGGTTATACACAAACTCTGACCGAAGAAAAATCACGTCTGGTTCAATCCGGACTTTTGGTTCGTGATTCTCTGATCGACACTCTTCTCGGCGGCGGTGGTTTGACTTTCAATATTCCGTCGTTCAACGATTTGGACAACGATCCTGAGCGCATCTCGACCGATACTTCGGTTCCTTTCGCCGGTCCTTACGGTGCTGCGGCTGCGAACGTCACTCTTCCTGCTGGTCAAGCTTTTCCGCCCAATCCGCTGAAAATCACCAGCAAGCGAGAAATCGCCGTTCGTTTGAATCGTAACAACTCTTGGTCATCGAGCAACCTCGCAGCCATTCTGGCCGGTGTCGATCCCATGGCAGCGATCGCTGCTCGTGTGTCTGCTTACTGGACCCGTCGTCTGCAAGCTGCTTTTATCTCGACCTGGAACGGTGTTATCGCTGACAACGTCGCCAACGACGCCGGCGACTATGTGAACAACATCTCTGGTGCTAGCTTCTCCGATGGTGTGACCAACTTCTCGGCCGAGGCTCTGCTTGACACCGCGCAAACGATGGGTGATTCCCAAGATGACCTCACCGTCATCGTGGTTCACTCAGTCGTGTACAACCGGATGATGAAAAACAACTTGATCGACTTCATTCCTGATGCTCGTGGCGAAATCAACATCGCGACGTTCTTGGGCCGCGAGGTCATCGTCGATGACGGTATGCCGCGAACCGGCTCTGTTTATGACACTTGGTTGTTCGGTGCTGGCGCTTCACTGTATGGCAACGTCGCTCCTCCCAACGCGACCGAAACCGAACGGAAGCCGGGCGCTGGTAACGGTGGTGGACAAGACG